GTAAGCATACCATTATTCATGGCATAAAAGCCGTCGCACAGGCCGCTGTTGATTCCGTCAAGCTTGCTGATTACCGCGGAATTGTCAAATCCTCTCTGGATATCTGCCTGAGTAGCTGCTGTGGCTGCATATCCGCCGCCATTGCCGTTATTGCCCCATCCGTTGTTTCCCCATCCGAAGAAAGCAAAAATGAATAAAACAATAATCCACCAGCTACCATCTCCGCCAAACATGCCGTCATTATTTCTACCGTTTCCAGTAGCAGCGGCAATATCTGCTAAGCTATAATTTCCATCCATAATATAATCTCCTTTTTGTGTATTTACATCAATCTGGCCAGATTGTAATGTACTATTTCATTCTTTTCAACATGTGCTGGAATTGTCCTGCCATCTGTTGAACTTGATTAAGTTGCTGCTGAGAAATCCGTCCAGACTGTAACATCTTCTGAACTTCTTCCTTCGGGTCTCCCTTGAAATTCTGCTTAAACTGCATAAACTGCTGTATCATCTGCATTGGTCCGTTTCCCTGCGGCATCCCACCACCAAGCACGTTAAATAATGGATTACTCATCTGCATTTCCTCCCTTGGCTGCTGATTCCTGTGTGGTATTAACCCTAACAGGTTCAGAAAAAGAATTTAATCGGTTTATGATAATTTCATATTTGCCCTTTAAATCGTCATATTCCTGTCTGGTGACATATTTGTCCATGTTCTGAACAGGCTGTTTAGGCGGCATCTGAGTGCCTACCTCATGGTATTCAAACGTCCGTAATGGCTGTGGCATACCGGAAACGTCTGTGGATTTTATATAGAATTTCTCTGATTCTGAATCCATCAGCAAGACACTTGTCCCGGGCGCTACCAGATAGGATTTTGCGCCTACTTCGCCAGATACCCACAGGATACCATTGTTATTCTGTTGTGGTTGTTGTACTGGTTGAGCCGGCATCTGGACAGGCTGTTGCTGAAACTGGTTCATCTGCCCCGGAACGCCAAAACTATATTGATAAGGATTGTTATATAATGCCATCTTATACACCGCCTTTCTGATTATATTTTTGCATAGATGCATCAATCTAAAAAGTTCAAAAAAGTATTGACTTATCACTCAACGAGTGGTATTATAATATCAGAAAGAGGAGCAAGAAAACTAAGGAGGAAAATGACGTGAAGAAATATAATCTATCAGCAATAATGAAAAGAGCATGGGAGTTAGTCAAGAAAATGAGAATGTCTATTTCCTCTGGTCTCAAGAAAGCATGGAGGGAAGCAAAAGGTATGTGTAAAGAATTACCGGAACTGGTTGGCAGTCCAAAACAGATCGCCTGGGCTGAGGATATCCGCAAGAAAATGATCGAGTATGGAAACAGTTGCATTAATTTTCATGAATCCAAAGGCAGAAAGAAAATGCCGGAGCGCATGAAAAAAGCCATGGAGACTATTTACGAGATCAAGGAAGCAAAATGGTTTATCGAAAACCGTTATTATGCTTACAGTCCAAGAGAATTAGACGTTGAATTAAATAGTGATATTGATTGTAAAAACAATATTTGCGAAAGAAAATTTAAAGAAGCTTTGAACGATTATAAAGAAAAGATGGAGTGGAAATAAGATGTTGAAAAAATATGAATACGAAAAATTCTTGAGCATGGTAAAGCAGGATCTTGAGAATCAGGAGAAATCAAGCCTTTTGCCATTTGATTTTCCAGATGATGCAGAATTGATTTCTCCGGTTAGAGACGAGGAAATAATTGATGCAGTGTACCGATTTTTGTCAGTTCGTAGCAGCGGTTATATCGACATACCGGTTGAATTAGATAGTAAGTACCATGCATGTCTGTGGAATAAGATTTATAAGCAAATCGAAGCCTTATTTCCAGAACTCAGAGTAGAACAAGTGCATAGTATAGTTAGATATGTCAGGACCAGATTCATCTATAACGAGATGAAGAGAATGAAATCCGACACAGGAAATTTATGTTCTTATGTTGTTTACTCTGATTCAGATGAAAAGTTTGCATTAGATGAATGGTGTCCGAAAATATTTTTACAGCAAACCTGGATAGAAGAAGAGGATGAGGTATTCTATTTCAGAATCCTTCCGTCCTCAATGGGATTCTTCACATATCAGGTAAAAGAAGAGGATGTATTTCCCGAAAAAGTTCCTTCAGATCCTCTTGATTTTCACGAAATTAGAACGTTATCTGGACTTACGCAGCAAGCTTTTTCTGAAAAATATGGCATTCCTAAAAGGAGCATAGAAAACTGGGAGGGTGGCAAACGAACTCCACCAGAATATGTGATAAAACTACTTGAAAGGGTTGTAAAAGAAGATTTTTGTTAAAAAATGGGAGAGGGTAAAAATATCCTCTCCTTACTTTTTTTAGCATACTTTAATTATTTTATTGTTTACCCGGCGGCTCAACCGTTTCGCCGTGGATATGCTCACATTCATCTGTTCAGCGCAGTATTCGAGTGTATATTCCTTGCATCTCAGCCGGAACAGTTTTTCTTCGTCCGGTGTAAAATTACACTCTGCTAAGAACCTGTCTATATCTTTCTTCGTGAACACATATAACTTCATAAGTATACCCCTTACTAATGCTAACGCTGATTCTGTGCAAGATACTCCGTGAGCTTCTGTTTTGTTTTTTTTAACTCCTCAACATTATTCCCACTAATCTGACTGTCCAGCATGGTTGACAACACTTCCAGAATCAATGAATCACGTTCTGCAATCCTTTGAAGACTCTCGTAATCTCGTTTGTCATGTTCTTCCAGTGTCTCTACTCGCTTATTAAGTCGGAATGCCGGTGTAATCCACTTAAAGATTACAGCTGCCGCCCCTCCGACAATGGACACCCCTCCACAGATAGAAAGGAATATTTGTACAAATTCTGATATGCTCATTTATTCTCCCTTTCCCAGTAATATACTGGGATCTCATTACCGCTATCCCATGTATCGAAATATTTTCCGCCTTGTACCGTTACCACATGACCATCTATGCAGAGAATATATGTGCCTGTCGGATGGTCTGTGCAAAAGTCGTTGACTGTATAGATATATCGCTCTGATTGTTCTATCAGCTTGCGCCTGTATCCATGCTTATAGAGGTACGCTCCCCAGACATAATTTGCGCTTGGCATATCTGACAGAGCACACGCCTGCACCATCAGTCCGGTGAATACCGTTTCCCAGTCAAAACCGGTTGCTTTACATATTGCCCGGACAGCACAATCTCCGACTCGATTCCCGGCAGGATTCGGATTGTAATATTCCCATCTGTCCATCAGTCAATCCCCTTTGCTGTTTTATACCGTTTCGCCGCTCCTCTGGCTTTTGCGGCGTTCTGGCGGTTCCACTTAGCAATCATGAGCCGGTCTTGCAGCTCTCTCAGGTCGTTCTGCTTGCAGTAATCTTTATATGCAGCATTTTGCTTTTGGAGAAGAAAAGACTTTCGGTCAAGGTCTTGCTGTAATGCGAATTTTGCCTTTTCATTCGGTGCATTGTCAACTCCTGCTTGCATTCCAAGAACTTCTCTCTTTGTCTTTCTGATTCTCCGTTCATAAGTACGTTGTCTCTGTTCCTTTTCGTACTGTTTGCCTTTATCAGCTTTATCCTGTGCTGATAGTTCTGCATAAGGATTAAATTCTCCATCACTGGCTCCAAAACTATGCCGACAGTTGATCCCTGACAGTCCGCTTGCCGTTCCGTATCCGGTCAATGAGAATGGCGGAAATTTCTTACTCTTGCCAGAACGAGAGTATATCTTGCCTTGCCACCATGAGTGATTTCCGGGATTCTCGCCGCCATCACCCGTTCTGGCTCCTATGTGAGCACTGACTAGAATTAAATCCCAGTCCATTTCTTCCATGCGTTTTAGGGATATATCTCCCGTAGCCTGAGCCACGCCAGTTCTGACAGAACGTGCAACCGCTGTTTCAATCGTGTCTTTTCTGCCAGATGGATATGTGACAGTCACGCCATCACTCACAACATTGTTAACTGCCTCTTTGATGGCTTGCGTATATCCAACCGCCCCAGTCATCACATGATTATATGCAAGGTCGCATTGCTCGATATAGAGCCTTTGAGCAGCACTTGCGGTTGTTCGTGTAAAATTCTTCCAATCGCCCATAGTTGCAAGCATATTTCGTTCCATGAGCCTTATCATAGTCGGAGACTGTTCGAGTGGTACAGGGCTTAATCCTGCCGCCTTGTATACCTTATCATCGTAGTTCATTGCAGTGATTCCGGCATCCTCAAACGCTTCAAGAAGCTCCTGTTGTTCGCGCTTGGTGTATCTGGATAATTCTGCCAGAATGTCCTCTAGCAATTCGCCAGATTCCTGCAATGTTCTGATTCGCCACGCATCCGCATTGGTCAGAATATAATCCTCACCTCTGCCGATTCTTGCCATCATTCGCGACACGATCTCAGAGATGATATACTGATGCAGTTCTTCTGCAATCTGCTCACTGCCCTCTGTAATTTGTCGTAAATATTCTGGACTAAGTATAGTATATCACCTCTTTCAGTTGCTTTTGTCTCCTTTAGTTAAGTATTTAGATATTTTAGCGAATTTATGAGAGATTTTTTGTCTAATTAACTAAAGCCCTCGTCCCAAAAGTCCATGAGCCGTAAACCCTTGTATTTACAGGGATTTCCTCGTATCTATTGCCATTGCCAACACCATCTGCTATAGTTAACTAGATGGGAGGTGGCAGCATGGCGAACAAGAAAAAGGACGATAAGGACAAGTATATCAAGACCACGATCAGCTTTGAGCCAGAGCAGTACAGACAGATGATTTCTTACTGCGAACGTGAAGAACGTTCTGCATCTTGGGTTATCCGCAAGGCTCTTGCTGAGTGGTTTGAGAAACATAATTGATTCCTGTTTATTCCGGTGTTACTGATATATACTGGTATGTATTAGTAATACCGAAATGCCAACTTTAGTTAATTAAATGCTTTTTCTAGTTTCATTACACCACGAATTGACACCCCATTTGCCCTTCTCGCCAGTGACATTATTGGGAATGGACTCAGCAGAACAACCAACCATATATAGATTTGCTGTTTGGTTAGAACTAAGAGCGTCGAGCGAAATTGTTTTAGAAAAATAACAGTTTGAAATTTTTAAATCAAAATGTGCCTCATCTGTTTTTCCTTGGCTTATTCCGTGAAATGATAAATCAAGTTTGTAGTCTGATTTAAAAACACAGTTATCAAATATACATTCTCCAAACAACCCCGTACCACCACCGACACATTTTCTTAAAGCATCACTCTGGTCTAATGTGTTATATTCTAAAAACATATTGCAATACTTATGTACATACTTAGTGGGTTTTCCTCCGCTTTCGTCATGCACGACATAAACTCCACCATTATTTATAAGTATCCCGTCATATAATTCGTAGTTCTCTGCATTCAAGCTTTCTATACATGAC